AGTACAAACTCCATTTTAAATTCATGGGACAACATTTTCAATACAACAGGCGGGTTCCATCAACTAGGACCCTAACACAAAGGTTTGCGACATCCGCCACGATGGCGGGAATTAGATCGAGGAATAGGTTTCCTTCCTCGAGAAGAAGAAGCTTGACGCGACGGCACAATGCGACTGGGAACTACAGGCTCAACCATTATCACATCGCCATCCTCATCAAGAGCTACCTTACGCTCAGACCCAATTGAAAACGGGGTCGAGCGCAGTTTCTGCGCTGGTTTGGACTCCTGGCCCAACAACAAGTACGCTGCCAAAGACCCTACAGGCACTGAACTAAGAAAGAAGCTTGTGCCCGTAAGGGTAGTTGCAACAGCACTAAAATAGAGCCTGTCATCATTGACAATTTCCTGCTTGGCACTAACATACCACACGGAAACAGCATGAGCAGCCAAAGCTCCAGTCTCGTGAGCCAACAAAGTCGCTTGCAACCTGAGAGTAACATCACCAGCACCGTAGGCCGCAAGCCCATGACCAGTGATGCCAGTCCCTACAGTTTCAAATACGTAAATATAATCGCCAGGAACAATTGATGCAATCTCAGACTCGTTAGAAATACTTGGGCCAATGTAACCAGCCACATACAACGGGCCAACTCCCAAAGGGTTTTCAGGGGATGTATCTTCACCAGAATTAACCGCTCCACCCTCCAGTAGTGACGTCGCATTAGGCTCATAAATAGGAGTCATTAGCGTCACATCGTATTCCACGTAAAGCTCACCGCACGCAGCACTTGATGACCCAACACCCTGGGTGACTACATGCAAATTGCCAATGTCATACACACGAATGTCAGTATCTGTAGCCGGATTAGTGCCACGCACATAATTTGACTTCATCTTATTAAGATCAGCCGGTAAGGACACATGGCTACAGGAACCCCATGGTGCCGATCGCACGGCACCACGGGCTGCCATGGCCGTCTGCTTGTTGCTAGGAGCAGCATCAGCTGCATCATAATCCACACTAAGCAACAAGGTGCCGCCAAGGGTCGAAGGAGCTTCAGGCTCATAACAAAACTTCAACTTATGAAATTTATACGA